GATATTTCTATAATACAATAAGGTTAAAGATAAGAACTCAGAGCTATTCTGAGTTTTTATTTTGAAAATGTGATAGAATATAATTAATAAATAATATTTGTTCTACCTAAATACTGGCGAACTTAAAGCAAGAAAAAGCTGTAAGTCGTCAGTATTTTTCTTAGAAAGGTAGAGATGCAAATAGATAAAATTATCCAGAAGGCCTACAAGATGGCGACTGGTGACGATGAAAGTATATCGCGATCTGAGCCATCATATAGTAAATATGTCAGCATCCTTAATGATTTGCAAAGGGACTGGTATGAAGAATCATTGGTACTTCCTAATGAACGCTGGGCTAGCCTTGAGCGGGAAGAAACTATCATTATTTCATCGGATACTCAATATGATCTAGACGGTGAATTAGTGCTACACCCCCTAAGTTATTCCCCACTCTCGATTACTCTCCCTAGTGGCAATATGGCCATGCCTAAACTCGTTTCAACGGCTGAATTTATTAGAAGCAATGATAGAAACATCTTCACAGCTTCATCGGATGGTAAAATCATTAACTTTAAGAAAGATTTCGTAAACTCTGCTATTGGCGGAAGAATCACCTACCCATATTACGTGAATCTCGAAGAGATTTCGAATAATGACGACAATATTATTGTAGATAGCCCAAACTGGCTAGTTTATATGTTAGCTGCTGAAATTGCTAGGTCAGATATCGTGCAAGCTGGTCAATACGGTAACCTCATCGCACTTGCGCAAAATTCCATGACAAGCATGAAAAACCGCCAGAGAGGGCTTAGGATTGCGAATATGGATCCATGGAGGAATAAGAGATGATTACCCCGCCTAAGTCAACAAAATCCCCATCAGTATCTACTCTAGTACTTGATAACTGGAATCGTGGACGTGTCAGTGTTTTTGATGAAAACCGCGGACTGATTAATGGTTTAGATGAAAGCCTTAATGTTTGGCTCACCCAAGATGGCGTAGCAGAACCTCGTCCTGGACTCAAGCTATATGGCGTACAACCAGAAAATGAAATTATTGGAATTACAGAAGTAGTCTCTGTGGAAAACGGTTGGCCGGTGAACTATTTATTGTCTGTTCAGCGTGACCCAAAAGCTCAAAAAGCATACGTCTATTACGCTAAAGACGGAGATAAGTGGAAGAAGGCGGAAGGTATTGAATATACAGGTGATGCAATAGATGCTGAATATAATTTTTGCCAAACCGACCAGAAATGTCTTATCTTTAATGGTATTAATAAAACCCATTTCTTTGATTTCTCGACTAAAACAGTAAAGAAATTTGAGAAATTAACACAACCAACAGATCTAAAAATTACTAAAACTGGCTTATCTGAAGGTGGAGTAGCCTTAAGATATGGCATCACAGCTCAATCTTATGGCGAAACTATGCCGGTGTATTTCACGGCTCAGAAGGTAGATCGTGAGAGAAACAACTGGGAAGCCGGAAAGCAAACCATTACACTAGAATGGAAATGCAATGACCCGAATGTGCAGAGATTTATTATTTATGTAGGAAATGAGGTCGGAAAAGAGCAATATCTCGCAGATGTCGCAAATGACGGCAGTGGTAGCTTTAAGTTTACCGATACAGGCGTGCTTTTTGCACAACCTGGTACGACTGCGCCCGAAGCTGATACTTCTGAGGGTATTGTGGGAAGACGCGGTACCAATATCAACGGTACGGTGTACGTACTGGGTGATGTTAAAAACCCATGGCGAATTTATTACGATGGAGGTACCCCTAAAACTGCCTTAAATTTCTCATACTCTGGTGGCGGATGGATTGATGTGGCGCCTGGTGGTAAAGACCTTCCTAATGCCGTAGTAGATTTCCGCACTGGTAAAGGCGACCCAGTCCCTACAATTTTCCTGCAAGGAACCAATGGTTTTGGCTCTATGAAACACTTATTATCAGACACTATTGAGATTGGCGGAGTACCAATTCCAAGCATTAAGGTGCAAGATGCAAACGGTCGTGAAGGCACCGATGCCCCTAATGCTATTCTTAAATACCAAGAAAGCTTGCACTATCTGTCTAAGAACGGCGTATTTACGACCGGCACACAGCCTAATATTCAGAGCATTCTCTCAACTACAAAGTCCTCTGCAACCATCTCAAGAGATTTTGAGAAATTAAATACGCGAAATTTATCAAAGGCCTCTGGCATTGTTCATGATGGCAAATTAATCTGGGCATTACCAGTTGGAACCAAAGAAAATAACCAGATTTGGCTTCAAGATTTAGATCGTGGTGGTGCATGGATGTTGCCATGGATGATACCGGCTAAATTCTTACTGCATTACGGATCTAATGATGGTAAAACTCATCAACTTGCCATTGTAAATAATAAAGTTTGCGAATTTGACTATGATGCAATGGCAATCGACGTCAATAAAACTTTTGAAACCAAGGTAAAGACCTCTAAAGTATATTTCTCAAAGCAGAATGATTATTCGAGGGTCCTCACGGTTTCAGTAGATCTAATTAATCCAATTGGAGATATCACAGTGGCCGTTCGTGGTTTTACCCGAAGACGAGAAATCCAAAAGGTGGTTAGAAAGAAATTTAGAGACCAAACAAAGATTTTGGGGTGGGGTGATAAATTTAGCTTTTCATCACTAAAAGATTTAGGTTGGGGGAGAACTAGGCCTTTTAACCAAGAAAGAACTACAGAAACGAAGAATATAGTACTAAAAATTAACAAAGATTTGAAATGGGTCAGCGTGGAGATCTCTTCTCAGGGAGCTATCCGTTATGGCGTCCATAAGATTAGAGTTAGACACGTACCAATTGGCTATCTACCAGAGAAAGGAGTGGGTGATGAATAACGATTCAGCATTATATCAAAAATTAGGCAAAATGGAGGCCGATATTAAGAATGTTGGCGACCTCGTTAATGAAGTAAATCGTAAAGTCGATACTTACAATGTGATCTCTCAGCGTGTTACGGTGCTGGAAGAGCGGGCAGCAGATAGAAGCAACCGACTTCATAAACTCGAAGAAAATCAAGCTAAAATCGTTTGGGCTATCGTCACAGCGGTTCTTGGTGCGGTATTAAAGTTCGTTTTAATTGACAGGATACCAAAATGAATAGAGTAAATTGGTTTAACGCTTTTATATGGATACTGTTAATTCTAATTAGCATATCATTCTGGACATTAATAGTGGTACATAGACTCACATTTATAGCATTAGCAATAGTAGTGACCGGAATCGCATTCATTTTAATAAAAGTAAAGGAGAAGTGATGGAAATAAAACGAGGTGATACGCAAGTGTTTTATGTAACAGTCCCGAAGTCTATTGCCACGGATGGAACGGTGATGTATTTTATGGCAAAAATTAAGCCGGACGATGACAAAAACGATTCAACGGCGCTTATTAGTAAAAGTTCGAGCGATAAAAGCAATATTGACGATAATGTCAGATTTAGATTTGAACTAAACCCAAGTGATACAAATAAGATTGAATTTGCTAATAAGAGTGTTTTGGAGCTTGCTGGTGAATTTGAGATTAGAACCCCAGAAGGCAAAGTTTATTCAGTGCCTGGAAAAAATAAATATATCAAAGTCAAAGTATACGCAGACATCCGTAGAGGAGGAACATTATGAGCGATTCGATTGAATTCAATATATCTCTTAATGAGCCTGTCAATTTTAATTTAGAGGTTGGTAATCAAGGCCCAAAGGGAGATAAGGGTGATACTGGTAGCAAGGGTGACACTGGCGATCGAGGCGAAAAAGGCGATCCGGGCACGACTGATTATAATCAATTGCAAAATAAGCCACAGCTAGACCTATATCTTAAAAAATCTGAAGCAAATACTACAACGGCAGACCTACTCAACAAAATCAACCAGAACACCGACGGTATCAATGACACGAAGAACGGTTTAAGGAACTATGCTCTTGTTTCCGATGTCAATAACCGCGTATCTGAGGCAAAATCTGAACTGAATGACAATATCAACCAATCTGAAACTAGAGTAAACAACACTATCGGGCAAGCTAAGACTGAGCTAAATGGTAAAATTACCGAAGCAAACAATAAAACCTCTGCACTGGATACTAAATTCACCAAGATAACCAGTGATAATAAAGCCGAAGTTACTCAGATTAAGGCTAATCTTGCTACGACCGATTCAGTACTGTCCACGCATAAAGAGTTAGTAGATAAGAGATTTACGGATGTAAATACAGAGCAAATTTCTCAAAATTCACTCATCTCCGACATCCTAAACGCATTCTCAAAAGAATCCGAAAAAGGTACGAGTCTCAAGCTCAACTCTTCAGCTACTAAGGTACTGGGAATGAGTATTTATGGGAATACTGAGCAAATTAATACTAGTGGCAAGAATCTACTAAAAATTACCGCGAGAACGGCCTCTAGACAGGGTGTCTCTTCTACAGTATCAGATGACGGCACTGTCACATATTCTGGAAGAATGACAGGCTCATGGGCTAATATTACAGATTATACTGTTTTTTCAACCCCACTACCTGCTGGTAAATACACTTTCTCCATTGACCACCCACGTACACACAAGATTATACTAAAATACAAATTAGCAAATAATACTTTTTCTGAAGTTATTGCTAATCTGACAGCAACTTCTACCTCTAACACATTTACCGTCACGCAACCGATTATTGCTGGATATTTGTTCATCTCAGCAGCCAACGGTTCTAACTTGAACGATACGGTTAAAACACAACTTGAGATTGGCGATACGGCCACAGATTATGAGCTATACACCGATGGTTTACCAACACCTCGCACTGATTTTACTCAGGTTATTAAAAATATTAAGAGTGGCAACTTATCAGTATATAGTCGTAATCTATTTAATACTATTTTTGGCAATCGCGTATTTAATAATGTCGAGGTTAAAACTTATGAAGATGGTTCATTTTCACTAAACGGCACCGTTAGCATCGGGTCGTCTTTAATTACGCCAACTTATGTTAAGAGCTTCATCCCTGCTGGTAAATACAAGCTTGTAGTTGAGCATCTCGGCGGCACGGTTGAAAAGAACTTCGCTGGTGCTAATTTTGTTGTTTCGATTCCAATCCAAAAAGGCAGTATGGTTTTTTCTTCTTATTTAAGTCCAGAAGATCTAAATGGTGGTACCAAGATATTCGATGTTAGTATCACCGATGTTTTAGACGAAAAATACACGCCATTTGTCTGGATCCCGCATAATGAGGCGACAAAACAGGGTTTTTGGAATTATAAAAACCTGCGCTTAAGGATTACATTAGTGAAAGATGGTGAAGACACTGAATTTACACCATTCGATATCAATACCACTTCTATCACACTACCAGGGCTTAACAAAATTAGAACTTATCAAGATTGCGTGTATTTTAAGGACGGCAAATGGTATTTAGAGAAAAATACAGGCACAAAAACCTTCGACGGCTCAGAGCCCTGGGCGAAAACTAGCGAAGATAATGTAAATATCTATTATCTCGTGAATAGCATTAACCCAGTCTCTGATTACTCCGATGGATTTAGTACCCATTTCAAAAATGCTAAGGCATACCCAAATAAAACTGGTACCTTCGCAATCCGTGGAGGTGGTCAATCGGTTTTCTTTAATCATGGGACAATTTCAACCATTAATGAATGGAAAACATGGTTGAACTCAAATAATGTTACCGTGGTGTTCCCTACCCTACCAGTTACTACAGAAATTACAGACCCAGCTACGCTTACACAGCTTAATAAGCTAATGGAAACGAGAACGTATGACGGAATGACCAATATCTCTGTAACAGGAACGGATTTAATACCTGAGATTAAGGTTAAGTATATGAGGAAGATTAATTAAAAAGGAGGCAAAAAATGAGTAATTCAAATCTAGTAACAAGGTGGTGGCCAGCCAACCAAACTAACTACACCAAAGGCCGTGAGGGTAATAAAATCCAAGGAATCGTAGTACATCATGCCGCCTCAACTTCACTCGATTCCATCGGTGCGGCATTTGCTCGCACTGGACGTAATGGTTCGGCTCATTATGGCGTGGGCGGTAATCAAATTCATCAGTACGTAGATGAAGCTAACACAACCTGGCATTGTTCTAACTGGTGGGGCAATGTTAGGACGATCGGTATTGAAACGACAAACTCTACTGGTGCACCAAACTGGGAAATAGCACCAGACACCTTCGAGACACTCGTGAAACTGGTGGCAGATATTGCCAAGCGTAATAATCTTGGCAAACTCTGGATTAACCCTAAGGCAGATATGCCGGTTTTGTCCGGTCATAAAGACTGGTATGGAGCTTCTACGGTTTGCCCAGGGCCAAGTCTTTACCCAAGACTTCAAGAAATCGCAGATCGTGCTAATGCAATCAATTTTCCACCTGTCGTCGAAGTTAAACCAGTGATTGCCTGGGTTAATATCGAACCGCTATCACTTAAGGCCAAAGAAAAAATTGATATTCTCGATCTCGATACTGGAGCAGATAAGGGCGATATTCAAGCTGGAATGGTTATTAGTAACCTCGTTCAAGAGACGACCGTGAATGGTAAAAAGTATTACCGCACACTGTATTCGAAGACCAAAGGCTTTAATAACGGTATTTTAGCTGAGGTATTAGAGTTGATAGTTGCACCAGTACCACTAGACTCAACCATTAATGGCGAAACTAGAGAAACAGATGTAGAAATCAAAGTTCCGACCATAGAAGAAAGTCGACCTATCACTGAAAATGAAGTTAAAGAAGAAGCGAAAAAAGACGATGGATTCGATGACGACTTAGCACCAGTGCCAGGAGTAAAACCTGGTATGAGCCCAGAGCAAGTTCAAAAATTAATTGAGGAGCACAAGAAGAATATGGAAAAAGCAGAACAAATTATCGGAGAAGTGAATAAAGATATGGAATTTTCACCAAAAACTAAAATGATTGTGTACTTATTGGGTGACCTACTGGTTATTGCAGGAACTCAGGCACCACTTGTGGTTGCACTCGTTAATACTACTGATGCCGTGACTTTTGGCCAACTCTTAGGTCAATTATTACTGTCTACTGGCACAATGTTGCTATTTACTTTTAAGTTATTGAAAAAGAAAGGTGAAAAGAATGTCTAATTTATTATTCGCATCTGAGCTTGGAAAAAGACCACAGGTAGCTAGGCTAACCGAGCCACATACTGCCGGTTCTGGAATTTTTACGTGCGAAGCTCTCTCTGGGTGGGCTGGAGAATGCTCATTTGTGGTGTATGAAGTTGACTCGTCTGGAAACCCTATTAGTGGATCTGAAACGGACTGGATTGGCACTAAAAATAATCGTAACCTTGAAAATCTCGAGCTTACCGCCGGGGTGGATAGAGATTATCCAGTAGATAGAACTTATTTGATTGCCACCGAGACCGCAGGCGGACGAAATAAACTAATCCAAGGGCTAAAAAATACATTAAATGATGACGGCACGCTCAAAGCTGGTGTTGTAGATTTTTCTAAAATTCCTAATGGAAGTGTTACGACACTTAAAATAGCCAGTAATGCCATAAACAACGACAAGATCGCCGATAATTCGCTTGATGGTAAAAAGATTCTCGATAATTCTATACAACTATCGAAATTAAGTGGTGTTTATTCTAGCACCAAAGCCGTTGAGATTGGGACTTGGATTGACGGTCGAAAAATTTATCGCAAAGTTTATTCTGGTAAAGGAGATGTTCCAAGAGAACTCTCAGTAGATAGATGTGCGACTGTTATCGATATGCGAATGGTTGTTAAAAACAAAGCAAATAATGGGTCATGGAGAACAGTGCCTTGGCTATATGATACGGCTGACAATAGCTGGGTTGCGGGGTTCTATCTAGATTCCTTACGTAGCGTCGTGGTAATGCAGCTAAAGAATAATATGTCTAGTGCTTACTGGTGGCATTTTGTCATTGACTATTGTATTGAGGCGGAAAGAGGGTAATATCTAATGAAAATTAATTGGCTAAACTTATTGAGATATTAATTCAGGAAATGCATAATATTCATTTAGAATATGGTATAATGAATTTGAAGTAAGACACCCAAATACCGGCTCTTACATATTTATCAATATGTGAAAGGAAAAACGGGTGTCTTTTTCTTATATAGAACCAGAGAACTTAAAACAGGAATATGAACAAGCCAAAAATAAAATGGCTGGATTTTTCAAGGATTTCTCTGAGTTTGAACGTATTGCCAATGCTGAACCTAAAAATATTAAAGAAGGCAATCCAGATGTAACCGATGCAACCACGGCTTCATTTATTGAGACGAGGCCAAAAGCGATCGTCCAGAAGAACCCTACTGGTAAAGTTGTCTTAGACGACAAAGGCTCTGAATTATCTGAGCTTCTTAATGAAGTAGTGGATAATGTTATTTTACCAAACGCTACAACTGGTGGCGCGATTAAAGCCAAATGTTTATCAGTGGTACGTAATATGCTTATTTATGGCTCTCAGCCTGCTCTCGTATTTATTCGCAATGAAGATAATTATTTTGGTGCGGATTTTACGATCGTAGACATTCAGGATGTTTATTTAGAACCAGGCAAAACCAACGCTAAAGACTGTAACTATATCTTTTTAAATGCTTGGTATACAAAAAGTGATATCAAGAACATTATTTATAACGAAAAAGAACTCGCAAAAGATAAAGATTACAAGACCACTTGGAACCTTAAGAAACTTGAAGAACTGCAAGAAAAAACCACCGCTAAAGACACTGATATTTCTATCGCGGAAACTGAACAAGCTGAATTTATTAAGCTTGTCTGTGTATTCCAGAGAGGCGTGGACAATATTTTCTATGCTTTTGATCCAGATACTGGGGAAATTGTACGTGAATGGAAAAATATTGACCCTAGTGGCAAAATCCCAATTATTTATGCTTACTATGACCCAGATGGTAAAAATCCACTAGGATTATCTGCTATTCGTCTTACTCGTAGACTACAAGACATGCTGGATATTCATCACCAGAACTATCAGTTCCAGGTAGGGCTTAAATCTGCCCCACCAACTAAAATTCGTGGCAATGTAAATACAGAGAGTATCGTGTACGAACCATACGCAGTATGGGATTTAGGAAGTGATCCTAACGCCGATGCTGCCGTCGTACAGACTGACAGTACTCTTATAAATACCTTCCCTACTGTACAGGGTATTCTGAAGAGCAATATTCTAAATATTACAAATAATGGCGATACCTCAATTTCAGCTGAAGTTGGTAACCCTGGTTTTTCTAAAACACCTGCTGGTGTTACTGCGCAGCAGGATCGTATTAACATTGCTGATAATTACCTTCGTGGCCAATTTGAAGAGTGGTTTGGGGAGATTCTCGAAACTATGCTTAATCTTCACATTGCTGCCCATTATCAAGCCGAAATTGACCAAGTAGTGCCACTCTCGCAGCGATTTATTGAAACCAAACGAAAAATTGACCCAGAATTTAGACTTACTAAAGAAACTATTAAATATTCAGACTTAAAAGACCTTCTGGTTAAATTTAAGGTGGATGCCTCAAGTTCTAAGTTAGATAACGACCATGAACAGCTTGAAACACTTAAAGACCTTCTTCAAATTCGCTTAGAATCTGGCGATCAAATGGAAAAATACCTCAAAATAGCTCCTCTTGTCTATCAGATTGTAAAGCGCTCTGGCGTTCCTGATGCAGAAGAGATCGCGCCAAAGGTATCCGAGGAAGATGAAACTAGCCCGGAGACTATTGACGGCTCAAATCCAATGATTGACTCCCTACAGCCACAGGAGCAAGCCTCAGCCATAGAGAATATAGTTCAGCCAGAGACTCAATCTAAAGCAGAGACCGAACAAGAGCTAGACCCCAACCAGTCTCAGATAAATCCTGAGCTAGTGGCAGAGCTAGTGCAAAATGGCTTATCGGAAGAACAAGCTCAAGGCGTTGCAGCTTACTTGGCACAAGGCGGCTCGCCAGAGGAAGTCGATGAATTTTTAAGGAGCAATAAATGAACCCATACCCAAACAATCCAAGACGAAGCCCAATCCAAAAATCTAAGGAGCAAGAAACTAAAGAAAAAGAATTAAAAACGCGTCTTAGTTTAGAGAAACCAATTCTAGAGTGGACTCAAGCCTATGTGGACGAAGAAATTAAAAAATGTGATTCCATAGATAGATTACAGTTAGATCTAAGAGACCCAGAAGCCGTTATTCGACAAATTGCTGCACTCAAGATAGTTAAAAATCATTTATTGCGAATCAAAGGGGAGGTGGAAAAGCGCATGAATATGGTGGAATAGGCCCCTAATTAGCGTATCAATAATATCTTTGATTTAGCCATCTTTATGCCACCGTTGATACGCTTATTAGGGTCTTAATCCAGAGACCTGCGTCTCGCTACGTACAGCGTAAAAGTAACCCGAAAGGATTGTATGGATAATACAGATGTAAATTTATCAGCACCTAGTGTAGATGCTGGAGTAGAATCATCGACTACTCAAAATAATGACACTGTCGCCAATAGTTCAGAAGGCGATGAATTAGAGAAAGCTCTAAGCGAAGTTTTTTCTGAATCAGCAGAAGAATCAGAAAACACTAAAGAAGAACAAGGGCAAGAGAAAGAAGACGATGCTGACCAATCTAAATCTCGAGGCGAGGAGCGTAAAGAGCGCTTAAACCAAGAAATTCGAGATAGCGTCGCAGAGCTTAATCGCTTAAAGTCTGAAATCTCACAGTATCAAGAACTGCAGTTGCCTACTGTGGAAGAGTTAACAAATTCCATTATGTCACTAGATGAGAATATCAGCGAAGCTGACGCTGCTATTGAGGCTCGCATGCGACTAATAGAAGCTCAAAATGCACGAAAAGCTGAAATCGAGACGATTGCTGAGACTCGCTACGAGCAGATTTTAGCAACGGAGAACGCAAAACTAGCTTACCCAGAGCTCTTTGATAATTCCAATCCGGACTTCAATCCAGACCTCGCAAATGGCATCTTAGCGATGTATGAAGAGGTTGCTCATGTGAAACGCGGGAGTGACGGAGAGGTTATCAGCGCAACGACTAGACTACAACCATTCCTAGAAAGTATTGGTCAAATCTATCGTTTAGGAGTTATGCAAGGTGAAAAAGCTAGCAATGCTCGTAAAGCTAATACCAAAAGTAAACAAACTAACGTATCTTACAATCCATACCCTAGAAGTAATTCAACCATCAAAGGCGAACAAACTGAGGAAGATTTTGTAAGAAGCGTACTTAATATCTAAAGGAGAATATAACTATGGCAATTAATTTACCAAGTGCTTATTCCAAAGTTCTTGATGCCTCTTATAAACTAGGGAGCTTAACCGCTCCAGCATTTAAGGGCAAATATCAAGTAATTGGTGGCACAACCAAATCATTCCAAATCTTTTCAACCAAAACTCAAGCTTTGCGTGATTACTCAACTCGCAAATCCGCTAACGGTGGTAGCTTTGGTTATGAATACAAAGATGCAGAAAACGAAGTCCAAACCGTAACAGCAAGCAAGGATATGTACTTTGCTATGAGCATCGATAAGGCCGACGCTCACTTTGCAGCTGATGGTTCCCTTGATGCTCGCGAAGTCATGAAAGAAGAAATCTCACAAGAGATCGTCCCAGCTATCGACAAGCACAACCTCAGCGTTCTTGCTAATGCCGCTACTGCAATTGTTAAGGCTACTACTAGCGCAGACGCATATGAGACATTTAGCTCTCTTATGACTAAGCAAACTAACGCTAAGGTCCCTCGTGTTGGCCGCGTGGCGTTCTTTGGCGCTACTGAATTTGCTAAGATCAAGCTTGATCCAAAATTCACCATCCCATCTGAACTTAACGCACATTCTCGTCGCACTGGTAATTACGGTATGATTGACGGTTGTCTAATCATTGAAGTTCCAGACGACTATCTCCCAACCAAAGTTACCTGTGTTTTGACCCACGAATCAGCCGCAGCTGCTCCAAAGCACCTTGCAGATTACAACCAAGGTCCATTCAAAGAAACCGCATCTGGCTTCTATGTTAACGGCCGTGTCGTATTCGATGCATTTGTGTTTAACCAGCGCAAATCTGGTATCTTCGCATTGAAGAGCGCAGCCTAGAATAAGGGGGAGGAATCCCCCTTATATAGTCGAACCGATTTCACAGACTATAAATGGTGAAATAGTAAAAATAAAACTGAGTGATATAAATAGCGTGTTATAATCAAACTATGGTTAGTTTTCTTTTGATTCTGTTTGGAATGATTCCATATGCATATATGGAACAAAGACATCATGGAAGAAGAGGGGCACTTGTCGACCTAAGAATAGTAGGAATAATTATCGTGATTACTGGTTGGGTCGTCACATTCTTTGAATATAATATCTATGAGGCCATTGGCTATATAGTAATCAGGACATTAGTGATTGGTTTTATCCTTGGTATGATAATACCGCCAAAAAAATAGACCGTCACTCAGAATATTATTAACAATTTATGGACGATGATATTGCAATAATCAATATGTCATCCTAAGGACTGAACGCGTAATATACTTGTTGCATTGAGAAACTATATAAGGTGTTAAATAACGGTCGGACCACTCGGTACAGCCATAGCTAAAGAACTCCGTAGGTTCTTTCTCTTGGTAGTTAGACATTCGATCTTGTAGGTCTCTTGACTCGTAATAGAACCCTGTAAGCTCATTAACTAGTCGCTTATCCGATTCTAAATTATCTCGGTACCATACATAGTGGAGATATTCATGAGAAATTGTCGTAAATTGATCTACCGAGTTTTTTAGAATTGTGATTGCCTTTTTATAGTTAATATACCTACCTTGAGTCCAAATAGAATCGTCGTAGGAATCAACGTAGTACATACTCACTGGTTCATAAGTTAAGTCCTGCTTGATACCAGCCTGTTTGGCAAGTTTAATTAATTCAGGGTCTTTATGTCTATTAGTGCCAACAATTAACTTCGAAGCCACTGGTTCTTTAAGGGTTTCCAGATTATTTTTCTCTTCCCGATAAGACCAACAATAGCGCCTAAACCCAGTTTCTGGGTTATTTAATAGCTTAAAATACCCCTCAAATTGGGTATTATCATAGGTTATCTCCTGGTCGTAGTAAAAATCTTCAGCTGGTTGGCATACTCTATAATCTATTAATTTATAATACCCCCAGAGAATATTCCGGAAATTGACAGCAGCGAGAATGACCACTAAAGCTGTGAAGATTAAGAAGCGTTTATTTTTAGCTAGTTTAAGTATTTTACGCATAAAGGTGTATCTAAAATTAACTTTATTCTAATATCATCGTCCATAAATGTCAAAGATAAGGAAAAGATAATGAATAATAACATGTCATATCGTCAATATCTACAATATCACGCCAATAATCATCCATCGGACATTAAACGAAGTGAGGCTCAAGCTTTGCTGAATGTTGTTGGTGATGATATGAATATTGACGGTAATTTCTTGACTGGTGAAAAAAGAGACAGGGGATGGTTCCGTGCACCAGACATTAAAGAGAAAGAATCCAATGGGTATAACGCATCTACAGTCAACCGCACCTTAAATCCATGGTGGATTGACTCATATAAAAAATATTTGGATGCCAATTCCTCAAAAGGCAATGATAGACAACCATCTCCCATCCCTATTACTGGTGGCTCTGGCGCAAACACCGCTCGTAACCTTGCCTTAGCAAACGAAAGCCTCAGCTTAATGCCAAACGAATTGAAGCGTATTGACGAAGCAGAACGCAATAAATATGCAAATATCGACAATGACTACAATCGTTCAAGCAATAATCTTGAGAACAACTGGAAACAGGTTCAAGAGGATTACGAGACTGCTCGTAGCCAACGCTTAGGCAACCGTCGTAGGCAGATTGATGTAGCTAATGATGACTTTAAGACTCAACGTGATGCTTACGCGCGCTATTTTGCACGTAGTGGCGCAGGTAGTTCATCTATGGCGCAACATACAGTCCCAACTATGCTAGCTCGTGCAGCCGAAAAAGTACGGTCTACTATTGAAGACAATAATGCCGAGAACGCAAGAGAGCAAGAAACTAACTTTAGTCGCCAGAATTTAGATTATCGCAATAAGAAGAATGATATTCTAACAGAGCGCGAACGCCAGAAGCAATCTGCGAAGGAATACTTTGCCAGCAAACGCTCTGGTTACTGGGATAAAGTTGCGGAACTCGAACGAAAGAAAGCTGATGCACAGAACCTTAGCACTGACGCGATTATCTCTGCAGGTAAAGACGCTGTCAGACACGCTCAGGAGCAAGCAGACGAGGCCGTACGTGCCGGTGCGGTAACTGAAGGTATCAAGTTCAAACCAATCGAATATGAAGCTGCTAAGCAAAAGGATTGGACGTATGATCCTACTAAAACAAAAATCGAAAACCCTGAAGATGAAGGTAAAGACGATAATTCTATTTACAATAAGTACTTCAGAGATAAAGAAGAAGAAAAGAAAAAGAAGGGCTGGATTTCTGCGACTGCAGCTTAGCCTGTAAAGAAAATAGACCGACTTTCCGGTCTATTTTTGTTCATCAAGTTTTCTAACGAAGTTTTTGCGAACTAATTTGATTTTATGATCACCACTAAATTCAATCTCAACCCCTACGCTTTTATATCCACCACCGATACCCTCATAAATCATATCTTTAAGCGTTTCAACTGGTAAATCAATATTCGTTGGGTTGGTAGGCATAATCGATTCAGTTTTATATTCTACAACTTGAGACACTTGGCCATTACGATAGTCTACCTGCTTGTTATATCTACCAAAAATAAGTTCATCATCACACATGTTATTATTCTTCCCACTTACCATACCGACCTCGAATTTTTGCTCTTATAACTCTTTTTAGCCTCTCTCTGGGGCTTCATACTTGATAATCTATATCTAACTGCATCAAGGGCGTGGTCCAACCCCCCTTCTGGCTCATTGATGATTTGACCATTTTTATCAGTCTTCCACAGGTAATTGCGATATTCCTTAATTAAATTTACACTTCGTTCGGTAACTGAGATTTTTTGGTCTTGTACATACTGAATACCCTGCTTGATACTATCTTTACCCTTAACTACTGGGACTAAATTTACACCATAGCTTTTTATTTCGTCATTACTCTTAGGTTCAGCCGAATCGGCGACAACTAATCCATATGGTAGACTATTCAAAACATCTGCAATTTGCTTATTAGACATACCTTTTCGATAGAGAACTTCATCGAGAATATAGCCACCGTTATAGTAATAAACTGCGACAATAGCAGTAGGATCGATAGAATACCCATAATCAAGCCCATAGCCTTCAAGACGCGCTTCAAAAGGTACATCCTTAATAATTTGCCAGCCCGTATAAATACGGCCCTCAACTTCACCAATTTTTCCCTCGCCATACACTCGCCACCAGTTTTTATTATCTTTATGACTTTCAATTTCTTGTATTGTATTCTGATCCAACGCCTCATTATCTTTATAGGTGAGAGTAATAAAATCAATGTCATCTCGCTTTCCGAGCATTTTCTCGTAGAACCAAAATTCTGAGGTAGGGTTCCAGTCAATCCAAACCACTTCACGGGTACGCGTAATAAGCTGGTCGACAATGTTGTACGCTAAGTTATTACATTCATTAAGAAACAGTACATCACGTCTCGGACCATGTGCTTTACCATAGGTGTCGACGGAGGTGAATTTAATCGTTGAGCCGGTCTCAAATGTATAAACGTAGTCCGTACCATGCCACCTAGATTCAGTCCAATATCCTTGACCTTGCATGATATTCTTAAAGTCCTCAATGGCTCCACCTTTAAGATGTGGCATACTTTCCGATACCACCCAGATATTCTTACTTTTATGGCTTTGAGCATAATCTATGAGCCAAATTAGAATAGAAATGGTCTTACTTGCAGAGGTCCCACCACAAACAGCTCTAATGCGCTTTTTGAGAGAGAATACTTTCTTTGTAGCAGTAGTATTCTTAAACTTCATTTACTATTCATCCTCTTTTTTAATATCTGATTCTCTAGATTTACCACCGTAAATTGGGTTTGGTAATTGGATGTTTACTTCTTGCTTCTGAATAAAATCTGGGTCAATATGGGAAGAGACAAATTTAGCGGTGTCTTGTGCGATTTTAGGATCATCGGAATCAAGAGATTTTGATAGAACTTTACGAGATTTTTCTGCTAGGATGTGCGTATCAATCGAATTACCGCGAATCATCTTGATGCCGTCAGTAACCCACTTATACTTACTCATAATGGCGATAGCAGTGGCCTCAGTAAAGCCAGCCTTGATAGCAGACTGGTAACCATTATTAAAATATTTAGTGCCAGGCGTTAAGTATAATTCGAGAAATTTAAGCCTGCGCGAATCAGTGATTTTTCCCGATAGCTTGGTTTTAATTTTTGCTTCTGATGTTTTCTTCATAAATTTTCTCAAATAAAAAACACGGTTTCCCGTGTTTTGCAACTATATTATAGCAAATATAAGCATAAATTTTAAGCCATAAAAAATAGCCCCCTCTCAACATGGGGCTATTTCGGGTTTGAAGGGTTAATCTGTCAGTACCATGCTGGTTCTGAATTCTTGGTATTCATTTTCCGAATGTGTGCCATCGTAGTACTTCATTGCTTCATCGATCCCGCTATACTCGCATATCATGGCTGTTTTGAGGATGATTGTAGCTTCGTTGGCTCTACGTTCCAGTTTTGATTTATCGCCGTCCTGAGCAAGGATGGATTCGACTATTTGATTGACTGTGACTAAACTTAATGTGCTTCTTTTATTTTCCAAATTAACGTTTTTTAATATCTTTTCCGTCTCTTTAGATCTTTTTGTTACGACAACCCCATAATGGCTACGATAGTTTTCGAGTTCAATAGACATTTCTTTAAGATATCCGTTAAGCTTCCAATATTCATAATTCATCCAAGCCATAGCTATGGCGGTTACAGTTAAAGCTATATACATGATTGTTTCCATCATTAACTCCTTAAATATCCATCAATTATCTTATTTTTGAAATCGTTTCATTATTAAAAATCCCCATCTTGGACTTGTAAGCACTTCAGTCCGAGACTTCGCCACATATCGACAACCTGATTGCGGTCGTCTAAGACAAACTCAATATCGTAAAGATCTCTAATACATCTCTCAAATATTTCTCGTTTCACTACCGAGTCTTGTCTGCTATCGTTTTCTCTTCGCATAAACAGCGGTGCGTGAGGGATACCATTTTCTCTCAACCACTCATTCGTTTCTTTCCGACACACCTCATTACGCCCAGAGACAAAGAGAATCTTAATATGTTTCTCTTTTAATGTATTAAGTAGGTTCTTAATAATCGGGTCAATCTTATCCTCGCCAACCCTACTCCAGTCGTAAGGACTTCTATCCTTCATATGGGCTAATGTACCATCAATATCACAAATGACTGCCTTTGGAAGGCTCTTATTATGCTCATAGATAGCTGGTTTAGGTTTTAAGTATTGATTATACATTCTACGAATTACAGTCTCACCTACCCCATTGGGGCGTTCATTATCACGAATCATACAAATCTCTAGTGGAGTATTAAAAAACTTGACATCGAACTCTGCTTTATAAGACTTGGCCAACTGCCTGAAAAACTCTTCGTGAGTTGGGTTAAAATTTGTATCATCGACTATAACGCTTTTACCAATTTTGAGCGCATTCTCTGCGATTTCTCGTTCAGTTTTAACAACTTGCTTCTCTAACTTTCCGGAAAACTCTCCGTTATTCATCATAGCTCTTAGGTCATCTTTATTCACTCTGACCCAGTTATGGTTTTTTGAGACTAACCCCTTGGCGTAGGTTGATTTTCCTGATGCGGGTAGCCCACGCAATAATAATACCTTCATTATTTCTCCTTTTCGTATGCTCTGACTATAAATTTTTCAATCCAATCTAAGTCTGGCTTCATGTTTATGAACTCACTTTTTGATTCAGCCATGCTTATTCTCATATTCATATCGGACATAGCTGCTATTACTTCTGGAACTAGCCCCTGAATCTCATCAATATTCATAGGCTTAATCCTACGCATTAAATCGTAATAATCACAATCTTTAACACTACACTTAAATTCTCCAGTAAGTAAGAATTGCTCACATTGCCACATAACCCTTAGGAAAGCTATGGCAAACTTCGCTGTTCTCTTTTGCCCAAGTAAACCAGTATCCTCAAAGTTATAAAACTTATTCCATTGGTTATGGGCATAGCCTCTACTAGATGCTATGAATCTATGGGTGTCAATAAACTTCTTCCAGTTTTCTTTCATCTCTTGATGTGCTGGACTGGTTTCATATACTTTGTCACTAAAAAATACTTCTAGAATGGTGGCATTGCCTTGGACTGCTTGTTTACAGAAATCAGCTAACTCATAACTAGTGTTATCCTCATTTCCCTCGATCCAAACAGTATTCTTATCTTTCTTGAAAGGGCTTAGCTTATCTTGAAGTGAGGAAATATGTATGCCACGGTAATCGTAATCTGATTCGGGAGTATCCAAACCATGCAACCTACTTCCAACTAATACTTTTGCTAAAATTTTCATTTGTCTCCTTTTGGCTTAATTGCTTTCCAAACTTTTGCTTTTACATCTTTTCCAGACCTGACAGCAAAAATGTACTCTCGCACCTCTTTAATCTCTTCATCATCAGACAGGGCGATTTCTTTATTGGTCATACTGGCAGTATCTGCAAGGGTTTGGTTGATTTTATTAAGCAGTTCATCGTGTTTTTGGAGTAATTCTTTTTCCGTGTCGTCTAACCATTTAATAAATTCCTCTGGGATATTCATTCTATCGATTCTTTGCCCTGATGATAGTGCTTCCCAAACTCTCTTAGGGGTGAATTCAGTAACGATACGATGAAGCCTAATATACTCATCGGTCTTGTACTTTAGACGATAGCTTCCATAGTTCACCACTACACCCTCGTGGAGTCCGTCTTTGTTGATAGCATTAATATCTAACAAAGTTTTGTAGTCATATAACTTCGGCTTCTCAAACTTAAACTCGTCAGAATATATGTTAATGTCTTTTCCTGTCTTATTGTCAATAATGGCAAGAAGCACAAGCTTTCTCTCATCGCCGTAATTCAAGACAATTTGATTATCAGGGTGGATTAACTCAAAGTGATAAGTCCAACCCTCTTTGAAGTCATAGTTATTTTCATCTACGATTTCTTTTGCCATTTTAGCTTGGTCTGACTCGAAACTTGCCTTGGAGGTAATCACTAGACCATGCTTCTGGTCTTTTGTGATTTTAATCAGAGAGCCGTCTAGCTTCTCTTGGACTATGCCAATCTGTTCTTTGCGCATTAACTTCTCAACTTTAATGCCATCAGGTTCATCATGATTAAAGAATTTCGGGATACATCGCTGAACTAGAACTCCATCATCATCAAACACAATTCCACGGGCGTTTAAGGTGCAGTTGCTCCACAGGCTCTCGAATTGAGTAAACTCGGTGTACTGGTAAATGGTCATGTCCTTGTAGGTTTGGCTTCTTATCAGACCTTTTTTAACATATTCATCAAATGTCGATTTTGTTGGTAACATCATTTCTCCTCTTCGCCTGATTTAATTAAATGGTTGATCTTAAATAAAGCCTCTTGAGTCTGTTGGCTATGTATTTGTAGTGCAGCTCTAATAACGAGTAGGTCTTCATGACTTAAATCAGCTTCATTTGGTAGTAAAATGTCCACTATTTTTCTTCAAACTCCTCAATTTCCATTTTGCTACCATCGTGGTGAAGCTCATAGTGGTCATATGGATATATACTGCCTACGATATCAGAGCATTCTGCAAAAAGCTTCTCGCGTTCGTATTCTTTCAGGCTTTCCCAATATTCTTTATCAACCTCTAGTTCTTGATATCCACCGTTAATAGTCCCCTCAAAGTAGTTAAAATCTCGTGTTATTCTTAACATTTTAGTCATTTTAATTTTCCTATCTTTTTCCACATTTACCACACTTGCCGTCTATTGTATGAGTCATACACCAGCAATTTTTACAGAGGCTAATACTCTTGGAACTTACTACCCCTGACTCTGAACTCTTTATACCCATCATCTCATCCAGTAATCATCTTAGCTATCCATATCACCAACGCTATTGGCAATATAATCCCAGCTAGTGCTGATATTAAGACAATGATTATAAATACACTTTCAATTAAATTTTCGATAAAATCTCTCATATTAGTTATCCCGATGTTCTATTTCATATTTTTCTAGTACTTCTAACGGAGCGTCTCTGAAGAACCTACCAATGCTTGATATGGTTGGCCAAAACCTCGTAATCTCATCGGTTTTGAGTAAATCCGAGGCGTCATATTCGGACGCGTATTCCAAGATATGAATCATTCTTAAAGCTCTAATTACTAGGGCTGTTTGCTCTCTGGTTGGTAACGGAATATTTCCAAAGATTTTGCGATCTTGCTCCATATCAAACCTGATAAAATCGACGATGTTCTGACCGTTAAGCATATGCTTATTTTTATGACCTGTGTATAACATTATTTTTCCTTTCTCGTAATATCTTTATCAAGGTTAAATTTTCTCTTTTTACTAGCCATGCGAATTTTTGCCCAGTAGATTTGCTTGTCGCTCTTAGAATGCTTAGCAGGTTTATGAGAACTGAGTTTTCCCCAATCTACTGGCACATCAAATTCATTCTTCTTCATTAGCCTTGGTTTCCGATCCAATGTCTATGTACTCTGGTTCACGAGACTCAAAAAGTGCTATAATCAGCGCCATCCCATTGTAGAATCCACACGTATATTCATTTGTAACATTTTGTCTTTGTAACCCAAGTATGTATTTTGCTGTTTTTAATTTTTCAGCGAATTGCTTATTTTTCATTCTATCTTCTAATCTTTCTCAATATATTCAAGTAGGTCTTTATTCTCGTAAATATTACCTTCAACTTCATAATCTACCTCCCAGCTCCTATCGAGAGGCATCTCATCTAAATAATCTTCTAACGGAAGTAAGTAAAACTTACAGTTATCTCTATCCCACGTTACTCTAAAATAGCCCTGGCCAATAATGAGTAAGATATCATCTTCATAGATTTCTTTACCCTCTTTGTCGGTACGACCTGTGAATTGGTTGACAATAAAATTATCATTTTTTAAATAATCAGAAAAACAATCCATGCCAAGTTCAATTCTTTCTTCGAACTCATTTTGGATGTTATAAATCATTTTCTTTTCTGATTTATACCAAGCTCTAAACTTTAATTCACGCATCATATTTTATTTTTCCTTACTTTATATTTGATAGATAATCCATAGTTACCTCTAAAGCTTTCGTTGCCTCTTCTTCACTTCTCATCTCGCCCCAGTGGAATACTTTCTTGAATTGCTTATTCATATAAGAATAATATTTTTTCTTCAACTTCTTACTATACCAGATTTTATCTAAGGCTCTATGGGCGGTGTACCTACAATTTCTAATATATTTAGTAGGAATAACTGGTTTTTCTTCTTGATAAACCCCTGCATAATTATGGCAATGAGGACATAAGTAAAACTTCTTAGAATAGAGATCTTTACGGTGTGGGTAGACTATATCTCCACCCACAATATCCGCTTCAATCTGTTTACCACATTCACAGCAGTATGCTTTAACTTTTTTAGTACTCATTATTTTTTCTTTCATTCTCTTTCTTTTTTTCCACCCTACCTAATAGCCGACTCGATATCACGTTTCATGTTTGGCTGAAGATAAGCTTGATCGCGAACTTATCTATAAGATAATCGACATGCACCATCTTATCTTCTATCGTACGCTTTTTGACCAAACACATATCGAATCGACTGGTAGATATGGTAGATTTTATTAAAGTGCTTTATTTTTCTCCCATCTCATACTTACGAACTGTCTCCCATTGATCTCTGTGTTCTTTAAGGGACTCCCCGAGCGCTTCTCTTGTTTTAAAATAAATTGTTCCTGGATAGTATGCACTCCCACCAACGCTTACCCACTTGTGAAAAGTTTTACTGTAACAAGGACACCAATTCTCTTCACCATAAGAGAACTCCCCGCCCTTGGCGTCATCTAACAGCACTTGACGAGCAATATCGTATTCACGTTTAGCTTCAAGTTCTTCTACCGTATGACCGTAGTTGCCCGTCTTGTAGCGATAGTCGTCTTCTGGTTGTCTAGTATCCCTAAAACAGTGAACAGAACCAGACCAATTTATAGCATGATATTCATCGCCTTCTTCTGCTCTCCATCTCTTAGGTTCAGTGATCTCCTCAAACCACTCATCAAAGTTAATGATGTCTCTAACTACAACCCATGGGCTAAACAGGCATCCATCTTTGGTAACTTAAACCAATCTTTTCTCATCGTGAAAGGTCCCCTCCTCTTCAAAGATGGCTCCAGCCTTGACGGTTAGGGTATCTTTTAATAATTTATAATATTTCATTTTCAATTCTCCTTTTATGGCTGGGGTGGCTCGGCGTCCACCCCGTCAAGCATATCGGGCTGCGTTTATGACATTTAACCTTGATACGGCGAGAGAAATTATTATAGACCGCTCAAAGCACCACGTTATTATTTTTCTAAGCTGAAGTATTGCTCGAATAATTCGTTGGATTTTCTCTCTAATTTTGCGATTTTAATAATGCGCTTGAAATCTTTTTTATTAAGCTCGCACAAGCACATAATTAAATCGTGATAACTTACTTGTGGCGATGGATTATCAATAAAAGTTTCGATCGCTTCATCTACCTTTTCTTTTACCATTTCTCTCTTTCTCCTTTCTCCTCGTTAGCTCTTTTTGGCATTACCACCGTGAGTACCGCCGAGTAGTTCTTATGTTGTTTTAGATATCGTTCCAACTTGTAAGCCTCTTTAATCGTCTTGTATTCGCGGTACTGAGGTTCTCCAGTACTATCGATATAATCGACGAGGACTTTATCAGGCTGGATTAAATTTGCTCTATTATTCATTTTTTCTTAAGTATCAAAATCTAGGTCAGAGCGAAATAATAGTTATCATAAGCATTATGGAAAGATACTTCGCTCTGATATTTGTTTGGTTAGGGTAATCAAGATTAGTTAAAGTTATTACTGAAGGTAAAAACTAAAAACACAAAACACACATTAAAAATACGTTTGATTACCCTGGTTTCGTTTCTAAAGTGCTATGGCTGAGTTTATGTTGACATTTAACTGGTTCCTATCGACCAGCACCATCTGGTTATTTTTTAATTTTATTTTTCTGCTTAATTCTGATTGCTATGGTTTTAGTTGCTTCGATTCTATTCATACCCATCTCCCTAAAACGTTAGTTCGAGGATTTTACTAGTATCGTCATCAATTCTACGCATAATGTAATCCTCAAATGCTCTCGCCTCTTCAATCTGTTGCATGACATCTTCACGTCTGATTTCGAAGATCTGAAGTTCTAGTCCTGGGATTACATCTGTATAAAGTACGAAGTAAAGCTTCTTTAGTTTCTCGTTTACGACAAAATACTTTACGATCTGCATTCTGTATTCTTGAGGATACTTCTTGGTTAGGAATGCTTCGATAATCTTTTTAGACTCTAGACATTTGACCTCGACCGCTTCCTCTTCCGAAATCACTGCGTCTGGCGATATATAGATATTTTCATTGTCGTCTCGCACCCAAACTACACATTCCGGATTAGCATTTTTACCAGTTTTTTCGTTAAATACTTCAATTGCCTCAGGTTCAAGAACATGTCCACGATTTGCCATTGAGAACGGCATTCCGTTTAGCCTGTCCATATAATCATTTGGAGTAATCGGACGGGCGACACGCTCAGCGATAATCTCATAATAGCGATCCTTCGGCTCAGCGTTTAATTTTAGCGCTACAATATTTTCTACTCCGAGCAGAGCCGCTAATTCATCGGCCTTAGCTGTTTTCGGGTATTCAATTTGTAGCTCATCAAGCTTAGCTTTCATTTCTCCAATAAGCGGTAGCTTCGATATGTAGAGATCTTTGAAGGAAGAGCCCCCTGATTTTCCTTTACGAAATTCCAACCATTCTTCAGAATTCTTTTCAAACTTAATTGTTTTCATTCTTTTCTCCCTGATTACCTGCTTTAATAGTCTTTTTAATTGGCAATTTTTCAGTCAATTTCTTCTTCAATTTATCTTTGACATTAAGAATCTCTTGATTAGTACGAAGTTCTGCGCTGAGAGAGACATACAACTTACGAAGCTCATCGATAGTTTTAGCTTTTTTCATTTCTTCGATGGTCTTATTGATTTCATCTTTGAAGAGATCGGCTTTATAGGCTTCAAATTGCTCCATTTCTTCACGACTTGCCACTTCCCCGGAAGCGAGATATCCTAGCATCGCTAATGCACGCCCTACGGCTACAGTCTCAAGCTTTTCATTCTCTTTATCGCCTTTCTTAGCGGCGTCTGCAGAAGCCGTAGCGTTGGCTGTGAGCTTGACAATATTAATGTCCGTTCCGACAGTAGCTAAATCCAAGATAACTTTAGAATCTCGCCAGATACGTGCTATAAAACGGACTTTATTTTCTGAGATATCTTCACGTTCGGTGTCGATTTTGCCATTTGGATTTTCTTCCCAAAAAATTTTGATACGATCTGCAACCTTTGCGTAGTCTATACCACCCCCAATTTTTACTGTTTTAATTCTCCCTGCCATTATTTAGTCCTCAAAATATTTACGCGAACGAATTTCGCGATGCCTAATTGTTTTACTTCGATTTTCATATTTTCTCTCTTTCTAATTAATCTATTAATGCCGCGCCGATCATGATGAATCCGAGGACGCTCATGACTGGCAATGTTGCAGCTCCAACCCAGATTAGAAAAAGTCCAGACCCTGCTAATAAAATCGTTTCTGCGAGGGGGCTTTCTTCTGAGTTTTGCTGATTGTTGAATCTGTTGTAATTATTCATTTTTTGTTTTCCTTATTTTTTGTTTTATTTTTTTTGCCGAATTTTTAAGTTGCTAAAACTTGATAGGGTTCATAGCCGTTTTTTCTGTCTATGGAAAACAAATTTCAAAAACAATACATTTGTTCCCCAAGGGAAAGAAAAAATGGGACCGAAAATATCCCATTTTTTTAATCTGTACATATTAAAATATCTGTAATTTTTTAATGCATATACAAATTAAAACTTTATGTGTTTTT